CCATTCACCCAGATAGATATACGTACCTTTGAGCCAGAGGCTGGACAGAAGCTGTTCAGTGAGCTGTTCTGGAAACCTACCACTATACCTGACATCCCTATCACTGTGTTTAATGTGACAGACTGGGACGTAGAGGCACAGTTACATATCCCTGACCTTGATCCTAACTGGGTATGGAACCGCAAGGTAACTGAGGCATTCGCCTTAGCTATGCATGAGGGTGACACTACCCTGTTACATGGGCTGCAAGGCACAGGTAAGACATGCTTGCCAATGAACTGGTGTGCTACCTTAAACATACCCTTCTGGCGTATGTCTTGTAACCGAGAGACTAGAGAGGCACACTTCCTTGGTTCACCTAGTGTGGACTACAACGAGGAAGGGCAGATGTACATTAAGCAGGAACCCACTATCCTAACTGATAGCCTGCGTTATGGTGGCATCTTCTGTGAGGATGAGAGCTTCAGACATAACAGTGCATTGGTACTGCAGTCACTGCGTGAGAAGTCTAACCGTACTGTCCTATTGCCTGATGCACCGGGACGTACAGCTGATGAGCGTAAGCTTAAGGCACCGACTGATAAGTGGTGGTACGTGTTAACTGACAACACCACTGGTAGTGGTGATGAGACTGGCATCTTTGATGCTGAAGTACAGGATGCTAGTACCCTTGATCGTATTGATAGCACCATTGAGGTGCCCTACTTAGGCAAGGCAGATGAGCGCAAGATACTGCAGAATTCTAGCGACCTTAATGCTGACATCATCAACGGTATGTTAGACGTAGCCAAGCTAGTACGTATTGCCTTCAGGAAACAGAACATGATGTCAACCATGTCAGTACGAGGGCTGTTATCATGGGCTAATAAGACAGAGCTGATGGGTAACATCGGACAAGGGCTCCAGCTGTCCTTCTACAATAAGCTGGGCACTGAGGATAAGAAGATACTGGAGGATATATTCCACCAAGTATTTGCCCGTAAGATAACCGACTAGGAGTAGGCTATGAGTAAACCTATGAGTGTGCTGGATGTTAACAACGTCCTTAATGTATGCAAGCGTAGGTGTGATGACATGGGCGTTAGGGTAGAGTTCGATCCGTATGCTGATACAGCTTACACTACTGAGACAACGATTACCTTGCCGCCAGTCACTCACCCAGTGACACAAGAGGCTATTGATAGACTGTATGGTCTAGTGATACATGAATGTGGGCACCACTTAAGACCGGGAGCTTTGAAGATACTGAACAGGGTGCGTCCACCTGAGCACCTATGTGGGCTCTACAATATAGTAGAGGATGATGGGATGGAACGTGACCGAGCTAACGCTTGGTTAGGTGATCGCAAGGCACTAGCTACGATGAACAACATCGTAATAGGTAGGATAACAGAGGCAGCTAAGGAACACGGAGTTAATAATAACATGGACATGGCACCTATTGCCTGTCTCGCTGTCTATCAGGAGTCCCGGCTAGAGTGGGATAAGGAGTCACTAGATAACGTGGCTGCCTATATAGATGTCCTACCTGAGGAAGCTAAGCGATTGTACATGGAGCTTAGAGATGAGGGTTATGTTGATAAGTTCCGTGCCACTGTAGATGAGTGGGATACATGGAACCTAGCTATTGACTTAGCTAAGAGACTGTACCCCGGTAAGGATGAGGAGTATGAGAAACTACGAGAAGCAGCAGGAGACAAGCCTGACCCTGATGCTGAGACCGAGCCAAAGCAACCCCCTCGGGCGACAGATGGTGACACTTTTGATGATGCTTATGGTAAGCAAGAATCCAATGATGGGGACAAGCCGGCTGACGGTGACAATGAGGGTGAAGCCCAACGTACTGAAGGTCGAGTCATTAGTTGGAAGGACGTAGTACTGTCCGAGCATGATGAGTGGTCATCATCAGGTGAGAAATCTAATGGTGGATTCGGTATTGATTGGGATGGATACCATGATAAAAGTAAGGTGGCCTTAATGCCTACCTCTACTATCAACGTGATTGACCTAGAGTTTAAGGGTGGTCAGGTTGGTACGTGACGTGAAGCACCTGAGAATTTTATTGGTGATCACAGTGAGTCACGGGTATTCTCTAATCAGATACGTAGATACATCCAAGCTAGTGCAAGGACTAAGACTAACACCGAGCAGTACAGTGGTCGGCTTAACCGCAGCGCTATAGTTAGGTTAGCTATGCCACCAGTGGATGGTGGTGAGTACAACAAGCGGCTGTTCTACAATCAGATTAAGCAGCAGATGAAGGACACTGCTATCTTTGTGCTAACTGATTGGAGTGGCTCTATGTGTGGCAACAAGATGAACTATGCTGCTGATGCAAGTCAGCGTCTAGTGCATACGTTTGAACGTCAGCTTAGGGTGCCAGTTGCACTGGCTTTGTTCTCTAATCGCAGGTCACAGTGTGACATAGGGTATGTGAAGCGCTTCAATACCAGAGGCATTACACAGCAAGCCATTGCTGATAGGTTCTCTAAGTTCTGTAGCTACAGCTCAGGCAACAACGATGCCGATGCTGTTAACTGGGCATACAATGAACTCCTTAAACGTAAGGAGTCACGTAAGATCCTGATGGTACTCAGTGATGGGTCACCAACGGGTAGCTATAAGGGTAACCCCGGTACTGCACTCCGCTTCGTCACTGATAAGATCCAGAAGGATCACAAGATAGAGATGTGGGGAGTAGGTATACGTAGTGAGGCAGTGAAGGGATACTATAATAACTACGTAGTGATAGATGACCCGACACAAATCAACCAAGAATTGTTTACAATTATAAAGGATGGATACAATGAGTACAGACGACACGGTTAAGATGGTAGAGATGAAGTATGCAAGGTCATTGAGTAGTACTTGGTACGCTGCACTGTTGGCCTTACCAACAGCAGCTACGATATTCTCGGTACAGATAGAGAACGTGCTTGCAGCAAGTGCGTTCACATTAGTAGGAGGGCTGGTGTTCTTCAGCCTCAAGGCATACAACGCTTTATGTAGTACGTTCAATGAGTTACAGATAATGACCTTGTTGTACAAGGCATCCAATGGAACTTTATCGGAGTTAGATGGTCTAACTACCACAGACCTAGGGGATGATAATGAAAAAGATGCCGACTGAAGAAGAAGTAAGACGCTACTTTAACAGCATCTATCGTCACCCTGACGATATGGAAATGTTATACCCAGAGTATGAGGAGGACGACGATGCTGCAGATCAACATGAAACTGCATCAACAAGTGATTGATGACCTGTGTCCGGGTGAAACCGTACGTGTCAATCACACTGACTGTCCTTCAGGTGAGGACACTAGACGTAGGCTGTACCTGACTCGCCAGCATGGTGAGGCAAGCAAGGTACTAGGGTACTGTCACAACTGTAGTAACAGTGGTGTAATGAGCAAGGGATACGAAGCGTTCCGTGATCAACTGCACACTAAGAAGTCTGCTTCAACACAGGTTAGCAGCAAGGTAGTGCCTCCGTCATATCTGATCACCAAGCTTAGTGACTTCACTATCCATGGTAGATCATGGGCTATCACTAACAAGGTGACCCAAGCTATGCTAGATGATTACCGTATAGCCATGACTGGTGAGGGTAAGGTATACATACCTAGGTATGATGAGCAGGGATTCTTCACTGGCTACCAGTTACGTAACGTAACTCCTAATACTAGGGAACCTAAGTATACTACGATCCTATCTGATAGGGACAGGGGATACAGCTTCGTCCATACTAATGTTAATCATCCTGCTAGTAACTTCGTCATAACCGAGGACACACTGTCAGCTATCCATGTAGTGGAAGCCTTCAAGAAGCAGGGAAGAACTAACGTGGCAGCCTTAGCTAACCACGGAGTACGTACTAATATCCAGCTACTAGAGCTGTGCATTGGATACAGTACTGTTGTATGGTTAGATAATGATAGCCCTAGTGTTATCAATGCAGCAGATAAAATGGCAAGGACACTACAACTAATGAGTGATGGTGCGGTTGATGTAGTAGATAAACAATACTCAGATCCTAAACACTACCAACCTAGAAAGATCCTTGACATATTAGAGGAGACATGTAATGGATAGTATAGACCTTGACATCCTTAAGTGGATGTCTAAGAGGGACAGATACTTTGAACTACAAGGTGTAGTTGATAAGACACTGTGTGTTAAGGAAAGCTGGATGATGTTGAATGACTTTGGCAAATACTTCAAGGCTCACCCAACAGTGCAGGAGATTAGTGATGACTTTAAGATGTGGCAAAGGGTGCAAGAGCATCCCCAATGGAAGCCCGAAGAAGCAGGGTTGTACGGAAAGATGGTTGACCGCATTATTAACCGAACCTCACCAGATAGGAGTGGATTCATGGAGTCTCTCACCTATCTCAAGGGTAAAAATCTATACCAAAATCTCTCAGAAAAAATGGACGCTGGCACAATCACCGTTGAGCAAGCAGAGGTGGAGGTGCGCAACTTTAGCAAAGCGACAACCACCGGCAGTGGAAGTACGCAGATCGTTCTCACATTGGATGAGCTTGCACAGCAAGCAAGAACTGGTGGATACTATTGGCGTATCGAAGATCTCAATAGATCAGTGGGACCACTACGTGCTGGTGACTTCTGCATCGTAGCTAAACGACCAGAGGTAGGAGGCACTAGCTTCCTAGTATCTGAGATGTCACACATGTTGGAGCAAACAGATGGCAATGCGATTATCTTTAACAACGAGGAAGAGCCAAGTAAAGTTTATAGTCGCATGGTATCCAGCGCTTTGGACATGGATTACAGACAGCTACTTACTGATCCCGTCAAGCATCAAGCTGACTACGAAGCTTGGTTAGGCACATCATCTTGGGACTTGTGCCACGACACCAACATGACTATAGCTAGTATCCATAAGGAACTAGAGAATAAGAAGTACGACCTCATTGCTATCAACGTACTGCTCAAGGTGGGTGGTACTGGTAAGTCAGAGGATCACGACAAGTTCCAAGAACTAGGTGAGGAGTGCAGACGTATAGCACAGCAGTATGGCCCTGTCATTGCGATAGTACAGGCTGACCCTTCAGCTGAAGGGATGCAGTTCATACCACAGGACAGGATCTATAAATCTAAGACAGCACTGCAAGGTGAGGCTGACGCACTCATTATGATTGGCACTGATGATCCTATCGTGGATCACAGACGCTATCTACATGTGGCTAAGAACAAGCTACCACCTGCACCATGTACAGTGTCGAAGGAGAAGCACATCAAGTGCGAAGTCAAGTTCAACATAGATACAGGCAGGTTTACATCAGTGAACCATGCTACTAACTCAAGGAGTGCACCGTGAAGTATATATACTTTGACCTAGAGTGCACCGTTAATGGAGGTGTCAATAAGGACAGCCCAGAGGCACACTGGGACAACAACCGATGCCTAGTAGCAGGGTGGGCAGTAAACAATGGGCCTATTGTTACTGGTAGTTTGAATGATCTAGCCTTGGGCATCAAGGCAGTGGCAATGAACCACCCAGTTACACTGGTGGCACACAATGCTAAGTTCGATCTTAAGTACCTGCTCAGGTATCATCGACGTAGCATACCGTGGCATGATCTGCACGTATGGGACACCATGACCTATGAGTACAGGGTGTCTGGGCACTGGCAGAAGTTCACCTCTATTGGTGATGCTTGTGCTCTGCGTAATGTTAAGCGACGAAAGACGCTAGACCTAGGTGCTATCCTCAAGACAGGTGTTAAGATGGAGGACATAGATGAGGATACACTAAAGGATTACCTAGTGAATGACGTTGTTATGCTGCGTGAGTTACACGAGGCACAGCTTACTTCGGGGTACTATGCTGATATGAACTACATACTGCCACTAGCAGAGATGGAGTTGAATGGACTCAGGGTAGATGTACCCAAGGCACAACAACTATGCAGCACACTACAAACTACGTGTGATGCTAGGCTGTTAAGTATGGAAAATTATATTAGGTACAACTGTTGTTGGCAAGATGGTAGTGCAATATCTGATGACGACTTCGACCCTAACGTAACCCCTAAGGGTAAGTACATCAAGGCAATGGGAGCTCGCATGACTAGCTTCCTGCTCACTGGTACACCTAACAAAGTTAAGGTGACAGGTAAGTGGGAGCTTGGGTTCAAGGTTGGTAAAGCACCAGCACTTTCGTCCCTTGAGGTGCAGCAGCACTTCGCTAAGGCTAAGACCACTAACCTGGGATACCCAATGGCAGAGGATGCACTAAGTAAGATCAACATCCCACTATGTGAGTCAGTGCTTGAGCACCGTAAAGCACAGAAGGTACTGAGTACCTATGTATCACCAATGCTAGAGCAAGCAGCATTGCAAGGGTGCATCTATCCTAAGCTTAACACGACAGTGACTAACACTGGTAGGTTGTCAAGTTCTAATCCTAATGGACAGAACATGCCTACCGTAGTGAGGGAGCTCATCATACCACATAATCTAGGTGAAGATGAGATGGCAGAGGTTGACTTCGACCAGCTAGAGATAGTGGGTGCTGCCTGTGTCAGTGGTGATCAAGTACTACAGGATCACTTGAAGACAGGAGCAGACACACACTATGAGACTGGCAAGTCAGTAATGGGATGGAAGTCCCCAAGTGATATGACTAAGGAGGACAGGACTAAGGTAAAGAATGTCAACTTCGGTATACTGTATGGTGGCAAAGCTAACGGCTTATCACATCAGACTGGGGTAGACATAGCGATAGTTAAGAAGCTCATCTCATCCTTCTATACTAACTACCCAGTAGTTAAGAAGTGGCAAGATGAAGTACTAAATGAGATCCATATCAACATGGAACCCTTCGGCATCAAGGATGGTGAGCAAGTGTATGCCTCACTGTATGAGTGCCCCTTCAGTGGCAGACGGTACTTGTTCCAAGAGGGCAAGTCACCTCAGTGGATGAGGGCTCAGACAGGACGAGGCTATAGCTTCAGCCCACAGCAAGCAGCTAACTACCCTATCCAAGGGTTCTGCGGTGGTGACATAGTGATGAGTACTCTATACGAGATGTGGTGTAGAGTACAGCAACAAGGTGACCCTATCAAATTCGTATTGACTGTACACGATAGCATCCTGCTAGAAGTACAGAAAGGCTGGTCGATTAAGACCCTACTTAATCAAGCCTGTACCAGAGTAGAAAGTAAATATAATCTGCCCGTACCCCTCGGTATGTCCGAGGAACGTGGCCCAACATGGAAATAATATAATGGCGTATCAAGTTAAAGGCGTAGTAGATCGTTCCTTCACGAAGGACAAGACCAGCAAGGCTGGACGTAACGTAACTATCAACTACATCGAGGTTGATGGTGTAACAATTAGTACTGGGTTCAATCGTGAGCACCAACAAGGTGAGATGATTAACATCGGTGTTGATAAGAAGTTCAATGAGATCCAGAAGGTAACAGCCAACGGTGACGGGATGCCACCTGTGTCACAGTTGACATCAGCACCAGCCCCTGTAGCTAAGGGTAACTTCGGTGGTGGCGGTGGTGGTTGGAAAGGTGGGGCTAAGAGTAAGTTCCCCATTGATCCAACTGATGGACAGATGAGTATCATCCGTCAATCTTCAATGAACCGAGCAGTAGAGATTATTGATCAGATGACTACAGCTGGGCTATTCAAGCCTGACAATGAGCAGGAGTACCTGCGTAAGTTGTTAGAGATCGCCCTGATCGTAGCTGACTTCGGGTCAGGTCAGGACATCATGCAGATGCAGGCTATTGCATCAGCACGGAGTATTGTTAATGAGTAAAGTAATTGTACTATTGAAAGACGATGATGATGGTCATGTGTATGAAGGTGACTATGATGCGCAGCTCACCCCTAACAACGCTCTCCTCATAGTGGAGAACGTAGTACAATCAGGTGAAGGGTTCGAGAAAGAAGAAGTAACAACCCCTGTTGTACGCTCTATCTACAACGCACATCGTTGGGATCAAGTAGGAGTAAGCTAAATGAAATGGGTACTGATAATCTGGCTACTAGGCATGGATGGTAGCGGATCTATCGGTCTGTTCAACGACGAGGCCGCTTGTACAGCGGCCTTGTCTGAATGGATTGATGCCGCTGATAATCATAGAGGCATGTGTGTACAAGGAAATGTAATCAATGAAGACTATTGATAAGATAGGAGAGGATATATATGAGCTGCTCGATAGCTCTACGCACCACGAATCGGACCCCGAACTGGTCGCTGCTTATGCAAAGCGAATTGGAGGGGAGTTTGATAAGGCTACAGATGAAAGAAACAAGCCTCGTGAGAAAGGCAAGCTATGGGCTAGTGACTTGGGAAAACGATGCCTTCGACAGCATTGGTATAACTTTAATATGCCACAGCTTGGTGAGAAACTAACAGGTAATACTAAGTTCAAGTTCCTTTATGGGAACATACTTGAAGAAGCTGTCCTCTACTTCGCAGAGTCAGCTGGTCACACAGTGGAAGAGGCGCAAGCAAGGGTAGAGACACAGCTTGACGACTGGATGATCAGTGGACGGATAGATGGGATCGTTGATGGTGTATTGATAGATGTGAAGAGTACATCTAGCTTTGGATATAAGAGGTACAAGGATGGCATTGACCCTACGAACGACTCGTTCGGATACCTTGAGCAGCTGGGGTTTTATCGGGCGTTTAACGACCTGTCTCCCAGCTCAGTGGATGTTGGATTTATATGGATCGACAAACAGAATGGACACATATCATATACGAAGGCTGATGTTCCAGACAAAGCAGAACTGGAACTCAAGGCAAGACGTATCATATATGCAGTGGACCAGCAAGAGGAGGACGTGGCTCAGTTCTATAGCCCACAACCATACGGCAAATCAGGTAACATGAGCTTGCCTATGGCCTGCTCTTACTGCTCATACAAACAGAGATGCTGGAAGGATAGTAACAATGGAAAAGGACTTAGAGGATTCCTATACAATCAGGGTCCAGTGTGGTTTACTGAAGTGGGAAGAGAACCTAGATGCCCAGAGATTACGGAGAGTAAAGATGAGTGACCTAAGAATTGATATGCAAGCAACTATTGATGAGCTGGCAGAGGAGATCGACAGCCTTGAGTATAATGCTGTAGTTGATGAAGCTAATTACATGGCAGCACTAGATAGCATTGCCGATCTTGAGGCATATAACGCCGAGCATCAGTTTGTCTGTCAGCTGCAAGAACAGCACATCGAACGCCAAACAAGGCGTATACGGGAACTGGAAGCTAGACTCTTGTTGATTCGTGACAGCACATACAGAAACGCCACGACATTGAGGGCAATGGCTGATAGGGCCTTGTCAGCACTGGAGAACAACGATAATGATTAAGAGTGTAAATGGCATAGCAGCCAGTGATATACAGGTAGGTGGAACACACTACAAGGACTGTGCTATACAGCCCAGTGAGTTTATCTATAGGAATGGCCTCACTTGGTGTGAGGGCAATGCAATCAAGTACATCTGTAGACACCACCGTAAGCATGGTGTCAAGGATATAGACAAGGCGATCCATTACCTTGAACTTCTAAAGGAGTGGGAGTATGGCAAGGAAGAAAGCGTTAGCTAGTGGCAGGCGATCCAAGTTTGAGGATCGTATTGCAAAGGAGTTGAAAGATGCTGGTGTTAAGTTTACGTACGAAACATACTCATACGAGTACGATGAAATGCTGCGTAAGAACATGGCACGATGCGGAGACTGCGGCTCTACAGACCTTATTAGAACAGGCTGGTATACCCCGGACTTCTTCTTGGACAATGGTGTCATTATTGAAACAAAGGGTAGGTTCACAGCTGCGGATAGGCGTAAGCACATCGCAGTGAGAGAGGCACACCCTGAACTACGCATCGTAATGCTATTCATGCGAGACAACAAGATACATAAGAACAGTAACACGTACTACTCAGACTGGTGCATGTCGCACAACATTGAGTTTGCAATTGGTTCCCCACTGAAGGAATGGTTACATGGCTAGACCACTACATAAGATGAAGATACTATACTTGGACATAGAGACTACGCCCCATAGTGGGACGTTCTGGAATCTATTCCCCAAGTTCATACCCATTGGACAGATCAAGGAACCTACTAAGGTTCTGTGTTGGGCTGCCAAGTGGGAAGGGGATCGGGACATTACATTCCGATCCATTAAGGATAAGGAATGTATCCAAGATATGTGGGATCTCGTTGACGAGGCTGACGCAGTGGTGCATTACAATGGTAAGAGCTTCGACATGAAGCATCTCAATAGAGAGTTCTTACTAGCAGACCTGCCCCCACCTAGTGCCTACCACCAGATAGACCTGCTTAGTGCAGTACGGCAGAACTTTAAGTTCGCCTCTAACAAGCTGGATTGGGTATGTAGAGCACTAGGGTTGGGTAACAAGGTACAACATGCCGGCATAGAACTATGGTACGGTTGCATGGAAGGTAACGTAAATGATTGGAAAGTTATGGAAAGGTATAACAAGCAGGATGTACGCTTGTTGCCTAAGTTGTACAAGAGGTTGTTACCGTGGATCAAAGGCCACCCTAATGTCGGAATGTACATCGACGACCCCAAGTCCCCCACCTGCACGAACTGTGGCAGCAGGGATTTGGTTAAGAAGGGTACGCAACACAACACAAAGACAGCAAGCTACGACAGGTACTCATGTAAGAAGTGTGGAACACCACTCCGATCACGTAAGCAATCCCGAACCACAAGCCAGAACGTACTCACAAGGTCAAGCTAATGAACTATGACTACTACGAAGAACTACTTAGTAACTTGGACCCAGACACCTTGGTAGGTGATCTGGGAATTACAACTGAAGACCTCATGGCTGCCTTCCCTGCGTTGGTAGCCGAGTACATTGAGGAGAACTACCTGTGATGAACGACTACCAGAAGTACATCCACCAATCCAAGTATGCTCGCTATCTCCCAGAGGAGAATAGGCGAGAGGTATGGGAGGAGACAGTGGATAGGTACATGGATGCCATGCTAGAGAAGCAACCTGAGTTGTCAATTAAGTATAAGGCAATACGCAAAGCTATCCTTGACCTAGAGGTCATGCCTAGCATGAGAGCCTTGATGACAGCAGGTCCAGCCTTAGATAGGGACAATGTAGCTGGGTACAACTGTGCCTATGTAGCAGTAGATGATAGGAGAGTGTTCGATGAGATCATGTACATACTCATGTGTGGGACTGGTGTTGGATTTAGCGTGGAACGACACGTTATTGATAAGCTGCCAACCATTGCAGAAGAGTTCTTCGATGATGGTACAACGACACTACATGTCGCAGACTCCCGCATCGGTTGGGCTACATCCTACCGGAAGCTCATATCGCTACTCTATGACGGACTCATACCGAGCCTCGACTTTAGTAATGTCAGAGCAAGCGGAGAAATACTACGGACATTTGGGGGTAGAGCTAGTGGGCCAGAGCCACTACAGAACCTTTGTACCTATACAATAAACCTATTCAAACAAGCACAAGGAAGGAAACTACATGAACTGGAAGTACACGACCTTATCTGCAAGATCGCAGAGATCATTGTGGCGGGCGGGGTTAGGAGGAGCGCTCTTATTAGTCTTGGGAACGCAACTTCTGATAGGCTCCGTGGTGCTAAGTCAGGGCAATGGTATATCCCGGCTCCTCATAGAGCACTCGCTAACAACTCAGTCTGCTACACGGAAACCCCTGATCTTGGATTGTTTCTTAAAGAGTGGGTTGCCCTTATCGAATCCAAGTCCGGGGAAAGGGGCATTTTCTCCAGACCTGCGGCTGCAAGTAATATGCCAGAGAGGAGAGATCCGTCCTATGAGTGGGGATGTAATCCCTGCTCCGAGATCATCCTCAGGTCAAGACAATTCTGCAACCTCAGCGAAGCTGTCTGCCGACCAACTGATACTATGGATGACCTTAAGCGAAAGGTAGAGTTAGCTACTATACTAGGTACGGTACAGTCTACGTTGACTGACTTCCGTTACCTAGGTAAGAGGTGGCAACAGAACTGTGAAGAGGAGCGCTTACTAGGTGTAAGCTTGACTGGTATTATGGACTGTCCGGGACTCAATGGCATAGAGGATGGGCTACCTGAACGCTTAGAGGAGTTAAAGAATCATGCTATCGCTACGAATAAGAAGTGGGCCAAGAAACTGGGTATCGAACCCAGCGCAGCTATCACCTGTGTCAAGCCTAGTGGAACAGTTAGCCAGCTGGTGGATTGTGCCTCAGGAATTCATCCCCGGTATGCTAGACAATATGTTAGAACGACCCGTAACGACATTAAAGACCCACTCACAGACCTGCTCATCGAACATGGTATACCACACAGTGTGGACGTTACAAACCCGAACAACATGGTGTTCGAGTGGCCCATACGAGCCCCCGAGTCCTCTGTTACAGTAGATGACATCGACCCTATTGCCCAGCTGGAGCTGTGGAGCATATACAACGAGCACTGGTGCGAACACAAGCCCAGTGTGAGTATCTATGTGAAGGAGGATGAGTGGATTAAGGTAGGGGCATGGGTATATGAGAACTTCGACATCATGTCAGGTGTCTCATTCTTTCCGTACGATGATAGTGTGTACCAACAAGCACCTTATCAACCTATCCTTCGCGAGGAGTACGAGGCCCGTAGCGCCGTTAACGAGGCCAATGGACCAGTCCCATGGCTGGACTTAGAAGAGGAGACAGACAGCACTACAAGCTCTCAGGAGCTAGCCTGTAGTGGAGGGGCTTGTGAACTATGAGCTGGTTTAAGAAACCCGTAGATGTATTCTCTGAATGGGAGGCTGGTAAGGCCATTCCTAACAAGGAAGTGAAGGCCGAAGAACCTATTGTGTGGTATGACATACGAAGGATGGAATACTATGATGAAGCTAGCAAGCTATGGTCACAGAATTTAATGGAAGCCTATAAGAAGAGGGTGGTAGTGAAATGAACACATATGACGGGAGGTGCAATAGCTGTGATACTACGTTTGAATACCGAGCTAAGTCAGGAGCGTCTACCCCTGCGTGTGGCTCATGCGGTAGCAATGACACTAAGAAGATCTGGACAGCAGTCCCCATACTGGACAAAGCTAAAGATCCGTATGACCTGCTCGACGGGCACATACCGCAAAGTACCCCGATCAAGTCATTCGCCACAGACCATCGCAAGGGAGGTAAGGATACTACCTGATGATGAACTAATGAAACGACTATGGCTATAACGCAAAAGGCCCCCTTAATGGGGGCCTTCTTGTGTGCGGGCGAGTGGTTGTTAAGTCAAGTATAGTATGTCTACCACCATGCCGTGGGGTATGAACAGTTTACCTGCTATCTCATCGAGGTCACTGTATATGTCAGTGGCAAGGACGTAACCGTACCTGTTCCTGCATATGAGATACCCTACCGTGGTGCGCCACACTGGTTCAGTAGCTACTGCTTCCTCGTAGGTGAAGTCGTCGCTTTCAATGAAGGCATCACCCCACTTGACCACTGCTATCCTATAAGCACTTGGCTTTGAACTGTTTGTTGTGCTCTTCTGCGAGTCGCTCTGCTGTTCTAACGTAGGATTTAAGTTTGAGGTCATTGTCAGCTATCTTCCGTAGTGTTTGAGCATTGATACTCATCTGCTCTATAGTTGTTATTGGTTCTAGTGTTGGTCTGTCTGGTAAACACAATGGTTCTATGACGTTGTTAGATACACACCCACTAGAAATCATTAGGGTTGTTAAGATTATCAATCCCTTCAAAGTTGTTCTCCTTTCCTTCTTCGTGTTTTTCTTTCTCTTTGATTTGATTGACAAGAGTAGCTCTTCGGCTACTCTCTATGACTCTTTCTTCTTTTACAATCTTCTTCTTTACTCTCTCCGCGTGAACCGTGGCCTTGAGGTGCTCGACATCTCGTCGGGCTATGTCCCTCTGATTCTTCATCGTCCTGCTGAAGACAGCAAGCACCGTTAACAACACACCCAGTGCTGCTACCCCATACAACTTAAGTTTCGCTAGTATCATCAGTGTTCCCTATGGCTGTCGATGTGACAGCACGTAGTACTATGTTGACAACCCCTATCCCAAACATCCAGATAGCGTATGTGTCTGGTTCAACCAATGGTTGGAGGGTAGGGATCAACCCTACCACTCCACTTACTACCGCACCCCCGACTACAAGGAGGTTAACCCACATAGTCTTACTCTTATGCCATTGTTTCAAAACTCATATCCTATTGTTAGCAGGTCTTGCCCTAGGTTGGGCGATCCAGATCCTGCGTTGCTAAAGTGACGGAAACGTACGCTCCAATGTTCTCCACCGTACCCAAGTGAAAGAGCCCAAGTAAGATTCTTACCTAGTGCTCTGTTGGTATTCTGGAAATAGGCAGGGCCTATTCCAATCTCCCACTTGTTACGTTCTATGATCCTCTGAGTAAAGAAGAATATGTTCTCCTCTAGATCAGCCGGCCATTTACAAGAGCAGTACTGCTTAGATATATAACCACCCCCTACGTCAAACTTACCTACTCGTTCACTGATGATCAGTGCCCCGCCCTTCGAGTACTCTCCAGACAGAACCCCCATTCCTACTTCTAGTTCAGCGCTGTTGGCTTCTTCGTACAGGAAGAACACAAGCAGGAGCAGAAAGGCTCCTACTATCCACTTGCCATCTATCCCTAACTTAGAATCCTTACCCATCGTTCTCGCCCTTCGGGTTCACACCATCGGGCTTCTTATTAGAACGTTGCTTCTTCGCAGCGTTGCTGAGGATGACAAACATCCCAGCGACAGCCGCTATGAATACCACTACTACAAGTACTTCCTGCATTACAATACCCCCGAGTAGTATATCAATGATCCCACCGCAATAGCAACCGCTATCACTGTGAATATAGTTTTCTTACGCTCTTTGAGCATAGCTTTACGCTTCTCCCAATACTCTATTGCTTCTTTACCATAGATAGTCATGCTTAGAAATCTCCTTCTGCATCTGTGTCTACTGTTACATCATAGGCTACTGTCAAGTCAGTGTACCCAGTCTTTCTGAACGTGATCTGAATTGTGAAACTGCCGTTGTCGAAGTCAACTCCCGGGGCTGCACTAGATGTAGCATCCATCTTGAGTCCATAGTTGACTGCGTTAGTTGGGCTAAAGAACGTTGTCTTATCATCATTGGTATACGTACCAATGGCAGCTAGTGAGATACCATTGTCAGCTACGTCAGAAGCTGAAGTATAGATGTTGATAGAATCAGGTCGTTGCCCTAAGATAAAGACATCCTGGTCTACTCCGGGAGTACCTTGACTTACATGAGAGGCATTGTACCATAACACTGTTGCGGTTACGTTGCCACTAGCGTTGCCATCTACCCGTATGTAGGCATTTGATGCATCAGTTTCTACCCATATGGAGCCATCAGCCGTAGCTGATGAGGGAGATGTCTCATAGTCTGAGGCACTGGCTTCAAGGACAGTGTTGCCTGTCTTGTGTCCTGTCTCGTCAGTGGGGTTGAAGATAAGTCCAGACCCTGCGGCCATTAGACCACCTATATCAAATAGCATTAGCTGAAGTCCTGAGATACGTTACCGTACCACGTAGTACCACCGTCGAACGTCTTAAGTGAGACTAGATCCGTGCCCGTGGTAGCCGTAGGTGTAATGGTAGGTGCTGCGCCAGCAGGCCATTTAACTGTTAGGCCACCCCATGCTACAGTCCTGCTGCCTGTGCCATCCTGCACAAACTTAATTAGGAGTTCACCGTATCGGTCACTACCAGACACGGAACTTATAGACCACGTTGTGATGTTCTCGGTAAGAGTAATCTCTATACACTGTCCAGCGTTGTAAGATGTAGTGACAACGCCTGATGCGATAGTCTCTGTTTGCTTGGATATGGAGTAGTCCAGCAACTCTGCTGCATTGAGCTGTGCATCCTTCATACTGAATACTGTACCACCCATCTCTATGAGACCTGTGGTAGTGCCAGTACGTGAGATCCTAAAGGCATACCCACCATTTACATCCGCATCGGTCAAGAGGCGAGGGAAATAGAGCTGGTTACCCGTAGCGTAGCCTAGTGCCCACTTCTTGTAGTCTACTGACCCACCAGATTGTTCTACTACTATCTTAGGGACAACGTTAGTGACTTCGACGTTTCCTGTGTTACTAATGTTACCAGTAATACTAACGTTACCAGTACCAGTGACATCACTGGAGTTAAGATCGAGATCCCCACCCAACTGTGGTGTGGTGTCCTCAACTACGTTGGAAATACCACCCGCTGGGACAGCTTCCCACGCAGCTGCTCCTGCACCATCAGCAGTGAGCACGTATCCATCGGTGACTGGTCCAGTTGAGAGGACACTCGTGCCTTCCGGTGCTCCACCAGAGGGTACAGCTTCCCAAGCTGTTGCCCCTGCTCCATCTGCGGTTAACACGTAACCATCAGTTATGGCAACCGCTGTTACGTCAGTGCCTGCGACAGCAGGAATTGCTTCCCAAGCGGAAGCATTAGCCCCGTCAGCAGTTAGAACGTAGCCATCTGCAACCCCTGTTGAGAGTACAGTAGTACCTTCATGTGCTGGTATCGCTTCCCAAACAGAAGCGTTAGCACCATCTGCTGTCAGTATATAACCATCAGTGACACCAGTTGATTTAACTGCTGTGCCTTCTGGCGTAGCCACGCTAGCTGTAAGCTGAGCGAGTGTTACCGCATCTTGGTTGTTAGTACCATCTGTTAAGTTTACTGCCTTGTTAGAGTTTAGGTCTAGGTTCGCACTCATCGTGTTCGGTGCAGTGCCATCCCTCGACAGTGTGTTTTCTAATGCTGCTTCGAGCAGGACGTTATTAGCGTTGTATGTAGCAACGCTTAAGTAACCTGCGGATACATCAGTGAGTGTGAGTTTAGCCATAATTAATCATCTTCCAGTTTGTTAAGTATTTTGTCTAGTTTCCTAGCGTTGGCTTCCGCAGTCTTGGCAGCCTTCTCTAGCTGTGCTTTCATCTGTTCTTGTTTCGTTTCAATGCGTACTAATTTCTTGTCTATCTCTGCTACGTCTTCGTGCTCTTCCGATATAGCTGCTTTGTTCTCTTCCGCTAGTGCCTTAACACTGTCAAGTGTCATCCAGCCACCACCGGCAAGAAAGACAATCGTTATCATCTGTATCAGGTACTTCTGCATAGGCTGTTCAGCCTTAGCTATACTATCTATCTTGCGTTCCATCGCGATCATCTCCGCATCCATGCTATTGGTTTCCTATCAGTTCAAAGTGTGCCAAGTCCTTAAGACTTCTGAAGTGCCCGCCCCATCTAAGACGTACTCCCCGTTTAGAGGCGGCTCCCAGTACGTGAGTCGCCATTTCGTAGAATGCCTCGTCTTCAGCCGCAAACCCAAGTGGGTAAGGGATGATGTCGAAGGCTCGTGAAGGTGAGACATTGTGCTTAGACTGTCCCCACCTTGCATTAGAGTTACCTTCAGCGAAGGCTTGCTCTTGTTCCTCTCTTCCTCTGAATCCACATATAACAGAAAAATCAAAATGGTTGATCGCCTCATCGAGTACTCCTTGTAACTCTACTTCACATTGATCTCTCTTTTCTCTGGATCTTTTACCTAATGAGGGCATTACAGTGTGCCCTCTTCACCACGATCACCGGGCATTTGGCTACTAACGCCAAGTACACCCAAGAAGTACGCAGCAGCTGCTCTAGCTGTACTAGCTGGCTTCCCACCGGAAAGCCTAGGGTCAAACAGGGGCATGAATAGATCCTCGTTCCAGTTAATAATAGATATAGAACCAATGTCCTCTACAGTATTGTGATACACAATGTGATCGAACCCTTGGGCTTCTATGAAGGACTGTAATCTTTTCTGTGTGGCTGTTGTGCCAGTGCCTCCGTTCGTCAAGGCAAGGATCTCTGCTTCCTTATTAGGGAAAATCTTTAGTAGTTCTTCGACCAGTGATCCAGTGGTGAATCCACCACTATCCTTCATGTATAGTCCGTTCTTCCCTTTGAAGAGGTGAGGTGTAGAGTTAGCAGTCTTAAGCCGCTTAGCTCTACCAATGAACTTGGATACTTCTCCTACCTCCCCGCCTACTTCTCCGATAGCTTCCGCTAGGACTTCTCGTACCTCTTCCCAAAGCTCCGCTGTACTGATAGAATCAGGATCATCAGCGAACTTCTGAAAGAAGTGAGTATCTAGGGCTTCAACAACAAGACCACGTATGTCCTTAGGATCATACTCTGACATCAATGAGACCTCATCAAGGAAGGAATCGAACTCATCGAACGCATCTATGGCATCGTCAACGTCACGTAGGCCAGCTTGGATAGCTGCCCTATTAGTACCACTGTGTATGCCAGCCTCTCTGGGCTTTTCTAATTGGATGAAACCTTCCGATCCACGTACAGTGTCAGTCTGTTCATCAACGTGAACCATGACTCTGGGTGTCCCATCTGCATTTACATATGGACTATCCTCCAGCCACTCCAGTGCAGCCGCCATGCGTCTCTTGTCTCTCCTAAAGACCCTGCCTACTTGACGCTGGAACAAGTTCTCTTGGTGGTTGCCCTTCTTAATGGCTAACGCTTGACTAAAATCCTCTGGTACATCAATAAAATCCATCATCCCGGCAATTTCTTTTTCGGTAACAGCCTTAGCTGCATAGTCTGGATCAGCCAGTTGTTCATGTAACCTGCGCTTGAACTGATCCTTATCAGTTGTCTGCACTCTGTTAAATGTGGAGCCCTCGGTATTGAAGAGATCAAACTCTTGCTTCGCTTGTTCTTTCTCTAGCGCCTTCAGCTTGATGTTATCTATCTCTTCCTTAGGCTTGGCATTGAAATCCCTTGCTGCCTTGTGGTCTTGCACAAGTGCTTGGAGCTCTGAGTCTAGGTTGCGTCTACGCGCTTGCTTAGCTGCATCTGCCATTTGAGCAGCTTCCTTAGCAACAGCATCCATCTTATTAACGCCTGCTACTACCTCTACTGCTTCATCTACTATCTTGCCTATCGCTGCCATTACTGGATCCTGAAGATATTAAAGATTGTATTCATTCCTGCCGATTCAGCTCCAACGTCCATAAACGCTTGGAGATACTGGGGTTGCTTGCTAGTAGGATTACGCATATACTCTAGGTGAGCCTGTGATCGGGTGAATGTAGTTACCTCTTCACTAAGCTTAGCTGCTGCTGCATTAGCTTCCCTGATAGCCTTCTCTTCTAGTGCAAACAGACTGCCATCCCTACCGGGAACCATGTTAGGGTTAGCTAGACGTACTGCTTCGCGTACTCTAGGTATTGAAACAGAGAAGGCAAGAGAACCGTCCTCTGATACTGTGGTCTCATCGTAGTCCACTAGATTGAGGAGAGCGAATCCGGGTGTATTCTCGGCAGGCCCTTGTGCAATACGAGTACGAGCTAATTCACTTACGTCATCAGCCCACTGCTTACGGTCATCTTTGCCATCTAAGCCAAAGTAATCAATCTCGTATGCCATCCGTACCTGCTGTACTTCACTAGATTCCTTGCCTACATTGTCAACTAACGCTACCATCGCGTCATCAGCTAGATGCCCTCGCATCCGCTGCTTCTCGTCCACATGCAGTGGTCGATTGATAGTTCCAGTATCCTCTATGTACTTAGCTACGGTCACCAGACCTGCTGATGCATGTTGTGGTGTGTTAAGTCTGTCGTTCGTGGCTTCACTTAACACGTTCTCAACCATGCCAAAGGCATCCTTAAGGATCTGTATATCTGTACCACCCTGTACTCGTCGTCCGGGCCTGCCTATTGAACGGTTGTGTTTTCTTTCGGCTCTTGCCGCAAACTCATCCATTCCTTTCACTTCAGTGGCACTAACAAAGATGTTAGGGTACACCATTTCCATGTCCTCAAACAGCCCTTCGGCTGCTTGGTCTAAGTCCATAGAGTTCTTGTTGGTAACCTGCCACTTATCCAGTGCATCTATCATATTGGTATCAGTACCAATGAGGAAGTCGTTCAAGTCCCGTAGAGCAGGAGCATCATCTAGCTTCTTAGTGGTGGCGATGTGTGAGATTGTGTCGAGCATCATCTTAACATCTCGTACGTCACCAGCTAGGCTAGCCTTAACCATCTTAATGTTCTCAATGGAGTTATTAAGCATAGTCCGTGCTGCCTCAGCCTGTGGCTCGTCAGCTAGGTTGCCTGCCCATACCTTATTAAACTCTGTCTGCATCGAAATGATTGTCTTATCAAGGGTTCTACTGATGTGGGGTACTGTAACACGCTGCCAGTTGTCTTCTGCCTCTGCCAGCTGCCCACGGGTGGCTGTGCCACCAGCATGTGCCTCTCGCACTGCCTGTATTGGATCAATTAAACGATTGAGGTCAGTGTACATCGTCATCACATCACCCTCAGGTGCTAAGAGCTGTCGTCTGGTGATATCAGCTGCCCGTCTAGCGTTCTTATCGTCTATTGCATTGAACAGTGCTACGTCTTCAGCTAATTGGACGCGCGCCTGTTGTCTCTGCGTCCTGCGGTCGTACTGTACAGCAAACTCTGCTGTGCCAAACTCGATGCGTGGATCCATCTTAAGGCCGAGGTCTCCCTCACCGTAGGCTTTCTTCTTAATGGAGTCAATGTAGTCTGTATTGACACCACTAGCGTTAGTAGCGTTCACTGCTGCATCACGGAGCCCTAGCTCTGTGAGGTCTGCGGAACTGGAGATAAACTGGGAAGCTTCAGACTGTAGTTCATCACGTAACCAAGGGTACTTCATCTTAGCTGCTTGCAGAGAACGTTGCATCTGCTGCGTAGCTCGTGTGCGAGTAGCGCTATCCTTAGATTGAGTAGCTAAAGCCTGATGCCTACGCATCTCATTAGTGAAGTTAACTACTGCATCCCTATCCACGCCAGAGAGATCCACACCGGACTCGGTAAGAGCCTCTTTTGTCAGTGGATCATACTCTACTGGAGTATCCAGAGCTGCGTCGGAGGCTGCAATGGCATCCTTTGCGTCTTCTGCTAGGTCATTACGGATGTCTGTCTTAGCGGCTTCGGTTATCACCTTGCCCGTTAGATTCAAACCAGCATTAAGAGCAGCCAGATCACCTTCTTTGGTGACTGGTGAAACTCCCCTGTTAGTATCAGTTGTATTGATGGATCCTAGTTCTGCCATTATTGTTCTCTCGCTGGGTTGACTTCAATCATTCGTTGTCTCAGTTCCTCTTGAGAGAGGTCTGTATACAGATCCTCTACCCAAGCTATTAGTTCTTGCTGTTGTTCAGGGTTCTTAACAAGCTGTTTAATGTAACTTATCATTGTTCCCTTGTCAAGTTTGCGTCCCTCAATAGCTTCAATGAGCTGTGCTACTGGAGCAGCACCGGGATCGTCAGAATCTAGGCTATCAAGCATAGATCCCTCTAGTACCTCAGTGATACGCCCAGAAGGTGCGTGTTTGGAGAGGTGTCCTACAATGCGTGAAGCATCCATGAACTCCTGCCTACCAATCTCACCCTTATTGTAAAGGAACATCTGTTGTTTAAGGAATCTCTGATTAGCACGGATCATTGACTTCACTTGGAAGTCCTGATCACCCACTTCTCTGTTCATCTGCATAGCATACAGTTCATCTTGGGTGCGCATACCGAAGACACCCCTTAACAGCAGAGCCTCAAAGGTAGGCTGTAACTGTGTGGATTCTCCTGTCTCAGAGTAGAGCTTATTCATTTCCCACCCTAACCTAGCCATCTGGATGTCATCATACTGTGGGAAGACTTCCATTGCCAGCATGTCAGCTATCTGCATGAACTTATCAGCTGGGGGCATCTCATCGAAGCCCGTTATGAGGTTGTTAGAGAACTCGAATGCATCTAGCATACCACTAAAGCGGTTACCGAAGGGACCAAAGATTGTCTTCCCCGGTTGCTTGAGCATATTGCCAATGTTCATCTCGTAGAACTGCTGTACGTTAAGGACAGGAGAGAATGACTCTAACTCCACATCCTGCCAGTCATCGAACTGCGTAGAGAACACCTTGTTCACTACGTTCTGGACAACACCAGCTGAAAGCAGGTCTATTAGCGTACCACCAGTCCCTGGGATCTCTTGTTCTGCGTACTCACCTAAGTCCATGGAGTTCAGGTGGTTAGCTACCATATCTCGACCACCAAACATGTTGGCTCCGTACAATAGGAACATACCTGCGTACATCTTAGACACTTCCTTAGTGGTAAGAGCAGGGTTCTGGAACATCATGGTTAGTGACACCCTGTGGGTGAACGCTAGGAACTGTGTCGTTACACTGAGCAGTCCACTCTGATAAGCTGCGTTGTTAGGTCGCGTCATAGCTAGTGAGAGGTTCTCTGTGTCCAGACGTACTTGTTTCCAGTCTTCGTCTGTGAACTCTAGGAGTGACTTATACTTCTTGTTCTTCATCAGCCTACGCCAAGCTACATTGAATGTACCTAGCTTGTTGTAGGTCTCACCGAAGTCGAAGCCCACTCTCTTAAGGGTGCCTGTAACAGCTGCGCTAGCCTGCTTAGTTCTATAAGCTGCATTAGAGGCTATGCTACCTTCTTTAGGTAGGGCTATCTTGTTCCACTTACGTGTACCACCTGCAAATGAGTGTACATCTACAACATCCACTACACCTGAGCGATCAAGCTCCTTGGTGAGTTTACGGTACTCTTTCTTAGTGAGTCCCATACGCTTGGCTGCCCAAGCTTCACTGTATCCGTCCTCAAATGCCTCGTCGTAGCGCTTAATGAACCCACGCTTCAAGGCTTGGGAGTCGATGAGCCCCTTACCTGACAGCACATACACTGGATCTATACCAGATAGGAACAGGGGCTGTGACATCTGTAACAGAGCCTGCCTAAACGGTCTAAATACCATAAATGCACCAAATGCGACAGTTCGCATACGGGCTGCTGGGTCTAGCTCTCCTGCTATTCCCTCTAATTTCCTAGTTACCCTAGTCCCACCTAATGCTGCGTCCAGCCACTGGGCTGCACGTAACGCAAGACGGCGCATGGCCGGTATGACGGCACTATCAACCCCCTCCATCTGACGGATGTACTTACCTAGCTTAATAGCTTTCTCTAAGCGTAGTATCTCATCTGCATCACTGGTTCTGTTAAGCTCACGTGTCAATCCCTTAAGGATTGCACCCATATCTGTCTTAGCTACGACTACGTTGTCTAGTTTAGTCAAGAGATCAGAGAACTCAGAGTCGAATGCGTTCTTAGCTGCTCGCATGACATCTTCTTCTAGGTTCTGGCGGGCTGCTAGTGCAGTACCGCGCTCAGTAGCCATGGTGAAGTCCATGGTGTCAGCTTGATTACCGTTAACATCCAGTAATCGGTCACGATTACGGTTATCCCAGAACAATCGTCCCTCTGTATTGAGAGATTGCTTCTCTCTAAAGGTTCTGTTGGTCTGGTTGATGTCTCTACCACGCTCGAAGTTGTAAACTACGTCAGGATCCTTTTTATCGACCCATCTAGCTTTACCATTGGCATCCACGACACGATTAGCTACCCTTGATAGGTAGCGTTCGGCCTCTAACTTCGAACCCGCAGTTCTAAATGCATCAGATTGGCTCTCTTTACCAGCTCTTGCAACTCCGTCGATTGTAATACCGTCCGTTTGCTTCGTAATGAAGTACGGATCGTCATAGAATCGGTAATTATATCCGGGGTAGTACTCTAATGGGTTGTGCGAAAGCTCACCCACCTTGTAATCCTTGCCATCTGCGATGACAACGGTCGTCTTTACTCTGCCATTGGAGCCCGGAACGTCAATAGGCACCTCTAATTTGATTAGAGTGCCACCATCGCCATAGATTCCCTCTATTGCAGCGTCATCTAAGACACGCATCTCTTGCGTTACTGGGTCAAAGTACTCACCACCCTTAGCATTCTCTACATCTACCTGTTTACCATGGTATCTGGCTAGCTCAGGGTCACTAGACTTGATAGTCTTGAAGTCCTGTGCCTTCCACTCAAGGAATAGGCGACGATTGAACACCTCGAACTGGGTGTCCATGCCTCTACGCAGGGCTACTAAGCCCTCTACTTGGGCACGTGGTAGATCTCCGAACTCAGCATGGAAGTCAATAAGGTCAGGTGCTCTGCCCTGCTCCTTAGCCCATTCTTCTGACCACTCATACATAGAGTTTACTTTACGCTTATCCTTTAACCCCAGTGTGTAGTACGGTTCGTACATCTGGTCGAACAGGCGGGTTACACGCTCTTGTATATTGTAATTCTCTTGGAAGCTTTCAACTAAGTTATCCCCAAACCTAGCATTAGGTGTGAGGAACCAGTCTGGCATTCTCGTGTGTCTGACCGTATCAGCACCGAAGGCCACCTTGTCAGTAATGTGCCAAGCTCTGAACTGCTCATGTTGCAGGAAGAACTCGTCACCTAGTATCTCATCTACACTACGTGTAGTGTCGCCGGCTCTCTTAGCTGCCTCTCGTTCTAGCATAAGGAACTCTATTGACCCCTTATCTAGGTCAGCTGACCTACTTATTAGTTGGGCATCAGTCATGTTCTTAAGATCCATGGTGACTACCCTAGCTAGACTCTCTGCGTCTAGCCCTGTGTCTACTAGAGTACCGTCTGGTCCTCTACGCATCACAGTTACATTCTCTAATTGGGGATCTAAGTGCAACAAGTCAGGGATAAGCTCATCTACGGAGTTCCACCCACTCGTACCATCCTTAGCTATGACAGCTTTAATGAGGGCTCCATCGCCCACATCGTCTATCGTTGACATAGCAGGTGCCATGCGAGCGTGGTCACCCAGCTCTAGCTTAGCCATCTCACCCCTAACTGCCATTACCTTGTCCTCTGTGGACAGGATGCGGGATAATCTACCCCTATGGGCTAGGAGAATCTCACCTTCTAGTACGTCTGCTCGTGCTGTAGCATGTTCTACACCGGGGAGGTGAATGGTACGCTCGTCTACGAGCTCCTCTGGTCGGGCTAGCTTACTAACAGTAGTAGCTTCGCCGGGGGCAAGCCCCATCTCTTCAGCTAGTTTACCATCTACGTAGGTCTCGTGCTTAATTTGCTGTTCTCTGTTACCTACTTTACGTGCTGTACGACCTACTGTGAGGCTGTCTCCCGCACGAAAGAGGGCTCGGAAGCCCTTGCTACCCATACGTACGCCTGCTAGTACTGAGAACAAGCCTTCGGCTGCGCTCTCGAAGTTACCAAAGAACCTATCGAATGAATCAGATGAATCGTCACCTGTCAATACGCCCTCTTGGAAGATAGCTTCGAACTGCTCTAGTACGTTAAACGTTCTAAGGAACGCTTCTGTCTCAGGGTTAGATTGCAGCTTCTCTACAGCTGCTACTATATCTCTAAACGCCTTCTGGCGTTCCTTGGGATTCATAGCCACAAGAGTATCTCGGATCTGCTGTCTAGCTTCACCGATAAAGAACATTGGTTGATCCTCTGAAGGAACATCCATGGCTGACAGCATCTCACGTAGGAGACCTACCTTAGACAGTACGTTGTATACTGGGGTCATTTCCTGTATAGCTACATCCCATACGGCAGATGCTTTGTCTGCCCAGCCTTGCTGTGCTACGAAGTCATCAATGATCCGACGACTTAGCTTGTTCTGCTCGTCTATGTCCTGTTGGCGCATAGACTGGATCTCTGCAAAGGTATGCTCACGCTCATATTTACCAGCTACGTGGGAAGGCAGTTGACCACCACCTGCTAGGAGCAGCTTGGTGGCTATGTAGCTCATGCCAGACATCTTCTTGACATCTAACTGCTCTACCCAGAAGGACAAGCGATCTAGCTTCTCATCATCATTGTCAGATTCTAGGAGCTCCAGTTGCGGGTTCTCTAATAGGAACCCCTCTTCGTACTGTCGCTTGATCTCACCTATAACAGTACCCTCGATAGACATATCATTGCCATCAATAGCCCCGTTACCGGCTGCGTTGTTATTCATCCGCTGCTGGAACTGCGAAGGATCGTCTGATCCGAGTGTTTCAATCTGTGCTAGGTTAGCTGCACCCGCTGATGTACGCGGGGGCTTGGGCATGTCATCATAGAGTAGTGGCTTAACGTCAGCAAACATACTCTTATTTTCTAATAGTGGGGTGGCCTCACCCTCTGCATTACCTCTAGCACGTGCGCCCTCCCTCTGTTGTTCAATCATAGCTGGGTCAAACGGTACGTTGTGTGTGTCGTCTAGGATAGTCTCTTTTTTATCGTAGTAGCCTGTGTCCCCTAAAATAGGGACATCTCTGATAGGCGTGGTTTCACGCTTGTCAACTTGTTCTTCTACTGTCTGGCCCCATGCAGAGGTTGATGGTTGCACTTCTTGTTCAGTTGGCATTAGTCGCCACCTCCCAGTGGGCCTTCAGTTATCTTAGGTGTGCCACCAGTATCACCTCCACCAAAGGAGACGAACTGAGAAGCGAAGGAGCTGACTGCTCCAAATGCTTGTGATCTAAAGGCTTGAGAGGCTGAACGATTCCGTGCGTTCAATGTCTCTACTCCTAACCTATCAGCTTCTGCAAATTCTCTGGTTGCAAGCCCTGCTTGACTTCTCTCGGACGAAAGTGTGCCTTGGGTTCTACTAGAACCTAACCCTATCCCACTGGCTATGGATGTAGACAGCACATTAGCCTGTGCTTGCCTGAACCCACGCAAGAAACTGCGCTTAGCTTGGAGATTCTTCAGTCTGTTGGCCTTCATCTGGGCAGCGTTGGCTGCCTGCTGCGCCTTTTGAGACTTCTTACCAGCTTTCAGTCCTGCTACGGCTGAGCCAGCTGATACTGCTAAAGCGGCTATGCTTGTTACTATGCCCATTATAATACCTTCGTGTAAGCGTTTTCAGAGAGCTTGTACCCTTCGGATACATAGTACTCTTGCATATCTTTTGATGTTACCATGTCTCCAAAGGAGAGTACGGTTACTCTTTCTTTTAGGTCTTCTTCTGCTTGCTTGAACATTTCCTTTCCTCTTCCATCCCGTACTTCGGGGTGGACAAAGAAGAACATCTCAGTCCCTAGTGTATAGTCTGGATTGAAAGGAAACGGAGATATAAAAATACCAATGAACCCTAGTATCTTATCGTCTTCATCTGTTGTAACCCTGAGGTAGTGGTTCTGCGCCATTTCAATTAGCAGGTCTTCCACTGCTTCTGGGTTATACTCTATTACATCCTGATACGGGGTCTGCTTCCAGAAGTACTCACCGTAGTGTAACAAGGGGAGTATGTCATCGTAGATAATTGGTCTTATCATACCTTGCGTGTTACCTTGTAGTTTGTAGTGAACCCTAGGATGTGTGAATCCTTGTCAGTTGCACCATCGAAGCGTAGTTGTAGAGATCGGCCTCTGCCTCGTACCTTGTTTCTAGTGATGACTAGCGGGTAGCCATCTGTGTCGCCTGTTCCAGACGGTACGAACTGGCGTACGTGTCGGTAGACTTCATTCTGTGATCCAATCTTATTAGTGACTGCATCATCTGTGAAATCCCAGTAAGCTGTCATTAGAGTAGAGGATTCATTAACTGGATCCCATCCATTACCAGCAGCTGTGTAGCCTGTCTCAGTCTTCTTAGAGAAGACTGTAATCATAGGAGCCTGTCGCCTGCGCTGCCAGTCACCTATGTTGTCGTGTCCTAGTACCATGTAGGGGAGTGGGCCATTAGTCCCATCCCAATCATCAAAGGTAGTCTGAGCGAAGTCAGCTACCTGTACAGTAGTAGTACTAGCCTCGTAGATGAACTTCATCTTCTTGTTCTCTGAAGTATCATCGGCGTTCGGGATAGCAAACCCTGTCAACAGTACGTTGTTAGTGGGGGTATCGAAGGTGTACTTAAACCAAGCCCCTGCTCGGGCATCGAAGATGAGCATAGTATCTATGCCTATCTGGGTGCCATTGTTTCCGTACATGAAGTAGGCTCTTCGTAGAGAAGAGTCGTAGGCTGCTTGCACCTTCTGTTGTTCCACATCAGGGATTTGATTCCAGAGAGTCTGGATCGTCTGCTCAGTAGAAGACTGCGCTTCTAGCTGGCCTGTGTACTGATTAGGTGAAACGACATAGATACCAGAGGGGCCTGTGTATACTGCACTGTCTTCAATTCCTAGTACTCCCGTTGGTGAGCTACACCCAGCGGAAGTTATCTTACGCACTGAGTAGCCATCGGCTGTGAATACGCCTCTTGAACCACCTGACACTTCCCATACGCCTTCGTTAGCGAAGACCAATAGGGAGTTGCGTACTTGTATCATCTCTTGGACACCTGACATTCCGGGAATGATTATGTGTCCACCATCTGCACTGGTTAGTGCGTTGAAGTTCTCATCAGTGGGGTCTGCGTCTTGGTAGCAGCGTCCGTACTTCTCAGGGCCATCGGCTATCTGAGAGAAGAACACTGAGTCTGCGAACTCTGTGTTGTACATACCAGCAGTGAAGAGCCGGCCTGCAAAGAAGCAGTTGGCTCGTGGTGCATCAGTGTGTACTGTACCGCTTGGTCTAACTCGGGCTGCGCCTACCTGTCCTAGTGAAAGGAACTGGTCAAACCACCCATCAACATCGTATGTCATTGGGGTATAGGTGAAGATTAGAGTTGATCCAGTTGTTCCAGTGACTGCTGTCCAAGTCCCATCAAAGGTCTTGAGCCAATCGTATTGCTCTGTGCCTAGAAGGATATCAGAGTAGCCATACATCTGGTGGCCTGAGATAGTGAATTCGTCACCTACTCCGTAGCCATGTACACCTGAAGTAGTGAGGGTCACTGTCCAGTTGCCACCATTATCAATGTAAGTCCACGTTGAAATATCAACAGCTACTACACCAGATGTTTCAACACCGAATGAAGTATCGTATACGTTTAAGAACATTGAGCCTCGTGGGGCACTAGAGCCACCGAAGGCTTCATTGTCTAGCTTAGAGGAGTCCCAGCTCTTCTGTCCGTCTGCCTCTGCTACAGAAGTACCATAGGTTCTCTTGAATCCTTTCCACCATAGACTGTTACGTGCAGGGTACTTGGATAGATCAGTGTGGAACTGATCTCTATCTGTGTTTGTCCACCCACGGTTACGTAGGTTGTAGTTGTGTGGGTCGGTGAGGGAGGTAGGCTCTGTTGAAAGGTTAGTACCGTCCTCTTGATCTCCGTAGTCTCGGATTCTTATGCCTACCTCTTCTGAAGCGAACCTGCTGGTTGCGCTATCAAAGGTAACAAAGATTGTTTTAATGTATGGCCCACTAACAAAGAGAGTACCGCGTCCATGTGAAAAGGACACGGCAATCTCTTCCGTATTAGCAGTGGTTGCACCAGTAGTGACGTAGTTACCCAGATCAATGGAGCTACCGTCACCAGTATACCACCCACCTGAGATTGTTTCGTCTGCTACTGCGAAGTAGATGTTGTTACCTTGGCGATAACAAACTATGTTTAGGTCTGGATCTCCACCTACATCAGTCCATAGGTACGACTGTACGAAGTCACCAGCTACAAAGGTATCTACTGATTTAGCAGCACCTACGCCTGACTCATTGGCTAGTCCTTTCCTACGCCTGCGGCTTCCATCAACCAAGAGCTCGTAGTTAGCTTCATCGACGGTAAAACCATCGGGGAAGTTGAGCTCATTGATCTCTGTATTAAGCCCCTGATTTAGCTTGAACAGATCCTTCTTTTGACTTAGTTCCACTACTCTTATATTCCTTTGCTACTTCTCGTTTACGTTCATTCTTAACATTAGCAGCATCTGCTATGTCCCAAGACTTTGTTACGTAGTTCTTAATCTTCTCTCGTAGTAGGCTAGGCTTGGTCCAGCGGCCTTCTAGTTCTTTGGGGATCTTTGCATCTTCTCTGTCTGGGTTAGGTCGTGCGAAGCACAGACTTGAACCTCTTTGGAGTTTGATCTCCCACTTCTTATTCAATGAATCAATGTTGTTTGCTATGTTCGTCTCACGGTCAAGATTGAATTGTTCTGACATTTGGTCTAGTCCTTATTTTCGCCCATAGTTAGGGCCTGTTCGTTTATCGTTGGTTAAGTTCTTCGTAATGTGACGATGCCTCTGTGCTCGCACCTCGGCTCGTCGTCTTGTACGATCTATCTCAGATGTAATACCATCCTTGTATAGATCGAAGTACATAGCTCGCGCCTCTGTCTTAAGGAGACGGAACAAGTGTTTCGGTAGGTCGGGCTCACTGGCATCAGCCAATGACAGGGTAGGCTTCTGCTTACCCTTAGTTACAACCTTGCTCTGTTGTAAATTAGTTTCTAGTGAACTGTCGTAAGCGTCAAAGACTACTGTGTCGTATCCTTCTAGGATAGTCCAGTAGGTAGGTGACTTATCAGTGCGCACCAGAATCTCAAAGCCTGAGCTCCCTAGAGCTACGGCTGTGACATTAGAATCTGATTCAGTACGTCTAGAGCAGATCTCTAGGAACCTTGTTGGTTCTAAGTACGTTACATCCTCTGTCTTAGGATCACCACCTGCGGTGGTTCTCTTGTCATATTTAATCCACTCTATGGCATAGAAGCCTTCTGGCCTAGTCATTTGATTAGGTGTTGAAGCTCCTGTGGCATCAAGTCTGCTGACAGTCTCGTGATGTCCGAGGTCATGTCCGTCAACAATCTGGCGAAACGTATCCCGTACAACCCTAGCTGCTTGGTCTGACTCAATAGTATCTGTAATAGAGTTTACTTCGTCCCCATCTGATTCAGATAGGAGATCCTGTACGATGTCTAATAGTGTTTCTTTTGCCATTGTATTCTCTTATTAAAGAAGGGGGTGGAGTATAGCAGAGCCATTCGACCCCACCCCTATCTAGTTTACCTAATGGTTAGGCTGCTAACGTCCCACCAGAACTACCGCTTGGCAAGACAACCTCAACTGTGAGAATGCCTACGCCAGCAGTAAATACTGCTGTTTCGTACGAAGGTGCAATATAGCAATCTTCGTTAGCTGTTGCGCCAACTGCAATAACACCACCAACGAGTGCGCCATCGCAGATAACAACGTCACCGATAGCGTCAATTGCTGTAAGAGCAATATCAACGTCGATGCCATCAGCGTCATCTACAACAGTCGTACCAAACACACCTAGGTCTAGCGTAGCTGCACCACCTGAAGTGAACGCGGTATGAACCTGAAACGTTGCACTCTTGATGATTGAGCCACGCGGGATGAGCGTGTCTTGGGGTTTAATGTTCGCAGCGGCAAACGTATCAACCAGATCTACACCAGTAACTTCTACCGTGTATACCTTCGTGTTACCAGAACCACTAACTGCGACAACATCGTTGTCCTCAGAGTGAGTTCCAAAGCCGACAACCAAGCCATCAGAGTTAGTCCATGTATTTCCTCTAGACATAATATATTACTCCTATACTTGGTCGGTGTCAGTCAAGACACAGACGAGATTTTCAGGACGATACACTTTCAAACCGTAACGAGCAGTCGTGACGTATTCTTCACGTTGCTTGTTCATGTTATACTGTCCATCAACTTTAGGCATCTGACGCATAGCACCCATGAATGGGAGCAGGTCAGGTGAAGCAGCAGACATGAAGATGTTTGCTACGCCTTGAGCTGTAGTCAGCGTGATCGTTTCGTTAGCTTCAGCAAGGTAGTTAGAAACATAGAAGTCGAATCCGAAGATGTTCTTGATGAACCTCATGTCGGAGCCAATACCCGTTTCAATCAAACCTTCCCAGCGAGGGTTGTTACTAACATTGGTGATGTTCGTAATAGTATTAAGTGCATACTCTACGGACGGATCAACGATAGCAATCAAGTTGCTAGACGGTACGTTGGCTTTCTTCAAAGCGAAGAGAGCTTTAGCAGCGTCAGCCACAGCGAACGTCTCGTTCGTACCCGTACCAATGAAGCGATGCTCTGCGCCATTGATTGAGTTGGTAGCATTAGCGGTTTGACCACCAGATGCGCCACCAGCTGCGAGAGCCAGAATATCTGTCTCTAACTTTTCAGCCATTGCTCGTGCCTGTGAAGGTACGAATTTGCTTTCGAGTTGTGCAGCATAGAACAAGTCTTGCCGTGCTTTTTCTGTGATGTAGTGTCCAGAAGACAAGTACTCAGAGATGGAGAAGGTGAACTCACCAGTGTCGAGTGCATCGAAGGTCACATCAGTGTCTTCGCTGTAATCGCGTACTGTGCTTTCGCCAATAGAAGGGATCGTGAACTGATCGCCATCGGGGAATTCCGATAACCAATTCACCCAACCTTGGGCTTCAAGCTGGTCCTGAAGGACCTCTTTGAGTTGCGTACTCCAAATCTCAGAACGAGTCAAAAGTGCACCATTAGTCGTGTTCATTGACATATTAGTTTTCCTTTTACTTTATGAGATTATTTATTGAAGCGATCACCAAGTGCCATCGCGTCCTTAGTATACTGACCTTGTATCTTCACATTGTTCCAGTACTTGTTCACTCCCATCTCTCGTTTGAGGTGGTCGTAATAAGCTTTGGTTTTGTGACCTTCCACTTCCATGGGTTGGTTCACTTGTGTGTTTACTTGGCCCGAACTAGGGAGTTGCGAAGTACTCCGTGATGCGGTACTTGGATCAACGTCTATCAGCTTGGCAAAAGCGTTTGGAGATCGTTCACTCAGCTCGCCTAAGTCTTTGGCACTCATGCCCAGTTGCTTAGCGCGTTCTGCTACGTAAGTCTTGGCAGCTTCAACATCGCCATTTACCTTACCTAGTACTAATGAATTACTCCTGCTACGATTCTCAGCAGCGGTCGCTTGCTGTGATTCTCCTTGCATGATTTCTTTGATCTTGTTACTCAGGTCGTCTTCAGATAAAGATTGGTTACTTTCTTCAGCCACCTGTGGTGCTTTAGACGAACGAACAGATTCGATCAATTCTTCGATCTTGCTGGTCTGGTCAGACTGTGATTCTAGCTTAGCTAGTGCTTCACGGATCTGCTTGTTCTCAGCTTGGATCTGTTCAATAAAGTTATCAGCTTCTTGCTTTCCTTTGGCAAGTTCGTTTACGTCAGCAAACTTCTTACCTTCGCCTACCAGTTCAGACAATACATCTTGGCTGGGATTCTCCGTGGTCGGAGTGTCAAATACATCGGTCATGGTCAACCTCTAGTTTAATAGTTTAATTATACTTCTAAGTGTTTTCCGAGCACTTGCGTTGGCGATAACCAAACGCTCGTACCCGGGGTTTGTGAAGTCTTCTTCGAGACGATAAGTTGTCTCGATCTCTTCTTCTAATATACTCTTTAGTCTACGCTGTATAAGCGTAGAGTTTGAAATGATCTTTGCAGATTCTTTGATAGCATCTGCTTGCTCTTCCTTAGGAAGTTTACGGTCTTCCTTGAACCATCTTTGGTCTAAGCTCATGTGTTTAGGTTGTTAGGCAGTCTTTCGTTATTGACTATGTAGCCACCGAATACTGAAAAGACTTGTGTAGATACGGTGCCAATGATTTGTTGCTTGACTTCTGTCTTCTCTGGGATCAGAGTAGCACCTGCATTATTAGAGTAAGTCTCGCCATTGAACAACCAGATCTCGGAGATGGCTCGCCATGCTGTGTTATCTCCATACAGTTTGATTAGAGACTTAACGTGTAGGTCTACGTTACCACTCATGCGGCCTACGCCCATGGTGAAGTTGTCTACGAGCACACTCTTATTTGCTGGAACTGTGTAGTGCGTCTGTTGTGTCTGTCCTTCTAAGGCTTCTATATATGCTTGCAGTGCCCCACCTATAGAAATAGATATGTTACCAGCGTTAATCGCACCAGTACCTGCCGTGACGTTGTAGGCTCTATTAACTCTGAACCAATCTGTGCCTACTGAGGCAACAGCTACTTGTCCGTCTAGTACTATTGTCTCTGCTATCTCTTCGTAGTTACTATCAAGTCCTTCAACTCTTATCGTCCAAGCTCCTGTGCCAACAGCAGCTGAGTCATCAGCTGTACTTGAGGACACTACTGATAGTGCTCCTGCGCTTGTCGGCAGCACCCTAGCTGCTCCCGGTGACCACATCTCTTCTGTTCCACTAGCCACTGCATCATTCATCCCGAACTTGCGGAAGATCTCCCAGCCGGGGATGTATCCAGTAGCTGTAGC